AGAGCAAGAGCATCAATCATTTTAATTTGAATTTTCATTTAGGATTTAAAAATGAACCCCACTTTGTTAATGGGGTTCGGGTTAAAAAATATTTTTAGAACGGAAGGTCACCACTTGGTTCGAAATCATCTGAATCATCCAAATAAGTTGGTGTGGATTTACCACCTAATACAACTTCACCTGAATCTGAGTTACTATAAACATAACCACCCTTTTCACTATCCCATCTTGGTGTTTCACCTTTGGCAATAGCTTCCAAGTATTCTACTGGTTTTTTAGAGTAAACATCAGCCCAAGATAGTTCATCATTCAACCAACCTTCAGCCGTTTCTTTGTTTTCGTGGAGTGGAGCTGGGTCATCATACATAATAGTTTGAATAACTGTATATGTTGCACCCTTTGGGGTTTTTGCTTTGGTCATCTCTAAGATAATATCTCTACCTTTTTGAGAATCGGTTACATCACCTTTTGCTCTAAAGATAGGAATAAGTTTATCTAAGATACCTTCGTTTTTGTAGTTGTGTTTGAATCTCCAAAACTTAACTCCATCGTTTTCATTATCTCTGTCGATAAGTTTAACAATGTAAAATTTACGAGGCTTGTATTGTTTTGCAAGTTCTTTGTCGGCATCTCTACCAGTTGACATAAGTTCTTCATATACTTCTGTAAGTGGAGAACGCTCATTATCATTTTTACCTGGGTCATAGAACTTTTGCCATTTACCATCTACTTGGATTTCGTGAAACCACACCTCTTTGAAAGGTGAGCTTCCATCTGTAGTTGGAAGGATTCTTAATCTTTTTTGTCCTTGTTTTTCATTGTCCTTAAGAAGAGCTGCGAAGTATTTCTTCATTCTCTCATCTTGAGACATTTTGTTGGTATTGCTACCTGATTTTTGTGATTGTTCGTACTGAGCTAAAATAGCATCTAATGGATTTGTCGCCATAATGTTTAAAAAGTTTTTTGTTAAGAAATATTATACACAATAGTAAGTGTCAGCCGTGGGTTTGTCAAATTAAGTTCTAATATATTTTTTTGAATTTACTTACGTCATTTTCAGGAGTCATCTCAGTATCACCAAAATCTCTGAAACTTCTTTTAATTTCATTAGGTGAATAACTTTCAACTTCGTCTGTGGTTAAAACATATTCATTTTTTCCACTCGCTTCCATTTCCTCCTCCTTGTCTTCAAAAAACTTACTTAATTTTTGGTTAAAAGGACCTGAATCTAAAGTTCTAAGTTCTAATTTTTCTTCAGGTGTTTTAACTCTGTATTTTTCAATTTTAGTTTCAATAGAATTTAATCTATCTAATATACCATCCATAGCATTTAATTTGGATTCCAAATCATTGAGATGGTTGAATAAACTTTCGAAATATTCATCTTGTTTTTCTTCAACAGATTTTTGTCCTTTAACTAAATCAGTGACTTCAATTTCTTCCTTATCACCTTTTTTCTTTTCGTCTCCTAATTTTTCAACATCAGGGTCGGACTCTGTGTCAATTGGTTCAGGTAGTGGTGCTGTTGGTGGTGCAGGTGCTCCTGCTGCAGTATCAGGAGCTGGAGCTGGAACATCACCTGCTGGTGGAACTTCTCCCCCTGGTGCTGGTGGTATTTCCCCTCCAGGTACTGGTGGAACTTCTCCTCCTGGTGCTGGTGGTAGTTCTTGTTCGTTTATGTATTTATTAATTTGATTATATCTCTTTAGTTCTTCTAAAATTCTTAAGTCAGTTTTCATTATTAACCATTTAATAGTTGTTTTATTCCTGTTGTTGTTTCAACTTGAATTTTTTTATGAGTTCTCATTGTATTATCAACTCTTTCAATAAGACCATCTTTCATTCTCACTGTGTAACATTCACCAGTGTCTAAATCACAAACTTGTTTAGTACCATCCCCCATATCTTTTTCAGAGGTTCTAGTATTTTTACCTAAGTAATTATCTAAAATTAATTTTACACTCATATTGTTAGTTTTTATATAAATATAAAGTTTTAATAAAAAAATTTATATGTTGGTATCTTTAATTAGTGTCCAAGTAATAATGAAAGACGTACCTAATAAACTGCTATAAGTAAAATAATCTGAACTTTTGACTATTTTGTTGTAACTTTCCAATCCAACTGACTGACTCTCGGAAAAAGAATTAGTATAACAAAATTTTATAATCTCTTTTGATAAATTTCCAGCTTCTTGTAAACTTCCAAATCCTTCAATACTTGGGGTATTTGTTGTTGTTTCACCAATAACCTTTATAATTTGTGATGACAAAATACTTGGTACTCTGTCTTTCCATCTGTTAATTAAAAATACAACGTAATCAGTAATCGAATTGAATTCAACGTAAGGTATTGTATTTGTTGTGGTAGTACAGAAATATTTTTGATTTCCAATTGTACCCCAGTATTGGTCTATTGAAATCAACCCAGGATTGTTACCAAATACTTTTAACTTATCTTTACCATCATATGAATATACAAACGACCAATAAAAAATCAAAATAATCATTTCTTTTGTTTTTTGATTATTTAAACCCAAGTTTTGACTTTGTAATCTTATTTCATCAAATAAAGATTTGTAAGTTATTTCTAAAATCAATGGATTCGAATCATTTGAATAATTACTATAATTTGTGATTGGTTTACAAGTTTCGTTTGTGGTTTTAGGTACTTCTATTGCAGCAGCGTTTCCAATGTTTTTAGTTACATTATTTGTAACACTATTTACATTTGTATTAGCTTGTCCAGATGTAGTAGTACTTTGTTGTTTAATCAATTCAGTAATTTTACTCACCAAGTTAGCTCTAAGATTTTGTATGTAATTATCAATCTTGGGTAAATTTGGTACTGGTTGTCTAACACCTTCAAAACTAGTTTCAAAAGAAGAGTCAGTAATTTGGTGAGATACTGATGTAATATAATATGAACCACTAAACATTGGGACATTTCTCAAATTAAAGTACATTGTTGGTTGTATTAAAGCATTTCCCAACATATCAACATTACAAGTATAACTTCTGTTCTTATATAAATTATATAAGGATACACTTTGTGTTGCACCACCTCTGTTTCCACCTTGATTTGCCATTTGGTTTAAAATCTGAAGTGATTCTGATGTTGCTAAAGATGAATTTTGACCAACACTAAAGTTTTTAAATACACCCTGATTTTGAGGACCGATATCAACATTAAATCCAACTACTCTATTTGATTTATCCCAATCTTTTTTACCAACTTGATTTTCAACCAAGGGATTATCACTTGCTCTAGTCAAATCAAATGAATCACTTCTAAATCTGAAGTCAACACTTTTAACATCAGGTTGTTCACTAGCTTTACCTGCGTAAGTACAAACCATTTTAGCTGTTGATTCTCTATAATCTACATTTAAAAATGTTCCGAAAAGTGTATTTGCAAACTCTGTAGTATCTTCCAATCTTGGTTTAGGGTCTTTTACCGCATCTTGTACATTGTAAAAATTGATGTAGTTAGGTATTGTAAGTACAACAAAATGATTTAATTGTAATATACCCGTAACGTAAGAATACAAACTAGCCGAAGCATTTATGTTTGTAATTTGGTCACTTATTGAAAATATATCAATTAATACTTCTTCCCCAATGTTTTTATTTGCCCTATCCAATAATAAAACATCCTCAAATAATGTTTTAGTTTTATAATCGTTACCAGAAATCCATTTATCATTTAATGCTTTAAATGATTCCCATAATTCAACTTTAGGTTGTGGTTCACCAGTCAACTTCGATGGTTTCTGTTCTTCAACTGTCATATTAACATTGGCCAAAGATTTTTGTAATTTTGGTATCAAATTGTTAACAATCTTATCTCTAAAGTTATCCACTTGAGACAAGTAGGATGACATAGCAGTTTGAAAGGCATTTTTACCTTTCTGTTGTGTGGTGTTTGGTGTTGGTGTATAAGTTTGGGGTTCAACAAATTCTTGTCTTACAATATATTGCGGGTCATTAGGATTATTAGATAATGAATTATATGCAGTTTCAATAACTTGATTAGTTATTGCCGAATAATAAACATTTGTTGTTGCAGTTACATTAAAATTGTTTGCTGCTCTCAATGAAAGTGGAATACTTTCATACTTACTTTCAAATAGAGGTGTCCCACCAGAGTTCTTATAAACTGTTCTATATTTACCATCATAGTATTCTATGTTAATTGTAAATAAGTTTTTGAGATAAGTTATACCTACAATCTGAGTTGGTTGTGTTGGTGGTGACTGAGGTGGTTCAATTTGATTTACTTGAAACTGATTTAGTTTCTGAGTTGCGTAAATTTTGATAATTTGAGCAAAAGATTTAACATTATCTTCCGTAAACGCAACATTAAAATCAACAAAGAAATCAGTGATATATGAACCACTATTTTTATAACTTATATCTTGTATTGTTGAAAATCCCACATAGGTTCTCAAAGCCTTCCAAACATTAGGATAATTAACCTCTGAAAATAACAAAGTTGGGTTTCCATTTACAGGTACACTATTAGGTGTTATGATTTGATACTTTTCCCAAACGATGGGGTCAATCACTTCTTCGTTAGAAAAAGTTAAAAATAACTTTCTATCATAGTTTGATGGATTACCAAACTTGAAGTATATGTCATAAATTAGGAAATCTGAAAGATATGAATTTATTTTTTCAAATTGATTTGTTTGAACACTTGAGACAATTTCTTCTCCAGTGTTACCAGTTATAACTGGTATTTTCATCATATCCCTCATTAAAGCTTGGAAGTTTTTAAACGCAGCTTTAGATGGTATTTCATTAATACCACCAGGAATATTAGTTGACCCATCACTTTCAATATCATAAACAGAACGTGAAAACTTTAAAAACTCAGTTTCAAATCCATCTAAAACATCTTTGGGAAAAATTGATAAAAGTTCCTCAATCTTCGATGGAGTTAATGGACTAAAACTAAAGTTTTCTTGGTCATCGCTCGAAGGATTTATATATTTTAAATATGAATCGTATGAAGGTTTGGTAAGTTTGTTATTGTCGAAATAACCATAATTTGGTGCAGTCCAAAAAGTCCTTACAGCACCATTATGAATTGCAGTATTACCAGTAACTGGAATTACAACTGATGAAATTCCATTTGTTGATGTCTTTTTAAAACATTCCAATTTTGTTTGATTAAACAAACTACCACTTGATGGTATTTGATACCAAAATTTACCCGCAGGTGTTTTAACACTCACTGACCAAGGTATTATTTTTGTATTAAGATTTCTTGCCGAATTTGTTTCATTTATAATTGCTTCAGCAACATATTCCATCGTTAAACCTGAACTGAGAGCTTGTTGTATTAACGTATCTGAGTATCCAATAGATTGAGAATTAGTTATAAAAAAGTTTGAGTCACTAACTGATTGTGGTAAATTGATAGTGTATTGACCAACACCACCAGGTGTTCCATTTATTTGTGATAAAATTGTAGTACCAGCTAAAAAACTTGTTCCACCCAAAATATTACCAACAACTATTTGGTCAATATTAACCGATGAAATTGTTAATATTGTACCACCAGTTACTCTCGCAATACCATTTATTTGTTGGTTACTTTTTATTATTTCATAACCTTGGTAAAAAACGTTAAAGTCATTTATTAATTTTGGATAAAATCCAACATTCATAATTACGGAAGTAGTTGTACCAGTCCCCACACCGATTGTATTGATGTCTTCTAATACTATGTCAACGTTTGCATTATTAATTGTCAAACTATATGTTTTAGTTGCTGCTGATGTAACTGGGTCATAATTTACTAAGCTATTAAAGTTTTTCCAAGAGTTATCCAATATATCAAAGTTATTTGTACTTTCAACATATTTTTTATAACGATGCCAAACAGAACCTAATTTTAATAACCATGCGTATGGTACTTTGTGAACACCCGAATATTTTTTTAAACTTGCAAAAATATAACTCAATGTTTTTTCTTCACCAAAGTCCCAACTTTTATATTTTTCTTTGGGTGTTGCTAATGGTAAACTATTCAAAAACAAGTAAGCGGGAACAGTAAAAGGGTAGGGGTCACCATTCCTAAACTTCTGTATTGCTTCTTGTATTGAGTTGGTAAAGTATGGTGTATTAAACATAGAAGATGTTTGATTAGCCAAACCTAAATTTCCATTATAATTTGAATAATCAACATTACCTTCAGTTATAAGTTGTAACTTATAATCAGTTGTTCTACTTTGTAAAAATGTCTTTAAATTATCTTCCGTTACTGATGGTTCACTAGCATTTTGAAAAACAAAGTGTGTAATTGGTCTGATTTGGTTAAAGGTCGTATCTTGGTTAAAATTAGTTATAACTTTTTTATTTTTATTATAAAATATAACATCTTTCGTATCCATAGCTTGATTAACTGTGGATACACCAACACCATTAGCTAAATTATTTTTACACCAATTTAAATTTGTAAATGGAAAAGTGTCAGTAAAATCAACTTTATTACCTGCGGTAGAATCATCAATAAAATTTTGTAGTTTGTCTTCGTCAACAATTGATAATTGAGGTTCAGTAGCTCTACTAATAAAATCAGAACTTTTAATAAATTCGAAACTAGAATTAGAAATTTGATTACGTATATATTTTGTATTGAAAATTCCTCTGATATAATTTTGCCAACTTTCTCCTATACCACCATTAGATATTTGTCTAAGGATTAAAGGAAAAGTTTGAGCATTGAAACCCAAATTTTTAAGTTTCATAATTATGAATGGACTATTTACACCCAAACTATCCAAAAGATTACCACTTTCAAACTCGGCTAAAACATTTGATATTTCGTCAGCAGTAGAGTTAGTATTGTTTGCTCGAGTAATTTTTGAAAAATTAACTAAATAAATTAATCTCTCGTAAATCTCATAAAAGAACTTAACTTCCTCTTTATTACTATAAACTTGATTGGTTATTGGAAACTCAATAGCATTAATAGATGCACGTTTAATATCTAATACCTCATTTGTTGTCGGTCCGATTTCTTTTCTTTCGGGGTCTCTCTCAGTCAAACCTTTAATGAATTCTTCAACAAATTCAATTTCAGGCCATTTATCATATAAATAACCTTGAGTACGACTTATTAAAGATTGGTCACCAGGATATCTAATTTCATATTTTTCTTGTCCATTTTCACCATTAGTTGCGACAATAAATTGTGGCCAAGGATAAATTGGTGTATTAGTGTCATCACCTGGATTTATATTATCTTGTGAAGCACCAGCAACTTGTGGGTCAAAAATTGCTTTCTTCCTAACATCACTATTTCTTTCATTCCAAGCTTTAGTATGTACATCATCCATCAATCTCAAAAATGCCTCACCATTAGCAAAGAACACAGCTAACACATTTCTAATGTTTGGTACAAAACCAATACCATTGTTTTTATTTTGTAATAAGTCGGCCAATGCCTCAGTCAAAGCATTTTCAATATCCTCTTTTATTCTTTTGAGGTCTGTGTTCATTTGTTGTACTATTGAAGTAAATGAACCATCACCTTCGAAAAAAAAGTATTTTTTTTCTTGTTTTATGTCCCCATTTTTTGTTTTAAATGAACCCGCTTGAAACTCTAATTGTAATTCCAACTCAGCTTGAAATGTCTCCAATTCAGCTGGTGTGGGTTCTTTTTTCTTACGTTGTAGGAAGGTTTCAGCGATATCAATATCTTTGATTTGTACAACTTTTCTGAAGGTATCTATACTTATACTAAAATTTATCGCACTCTTAACCTCAGGTTTTTTTCCTATTTTATATTTTCCATCCTCACCAACAGTTTGATTGGTTTTTAATTTTTTATTATTATCATTAATTTTCCCAATTAATTCACTTTCAGCAGTGTTTCTTTTATCAGGTGTATCTATAACTTTAGTGAACGTATAAACCCTAGTTTTTTTATCAGTCAAAACTATAAAATTTTGTGTGTCCATATTTCTATTGAACCAAGATTGATTTCCTGCATAAAAATAAACATCACCATAGTATTCCGCTAAGTTAACTCTATAACTTTCACAATCACTCAATGGTTGTAAGTTTTCTTTTGCAAAAGTGTCCATTTTATTTTTAATAAAAATGTCCAATCTATCTTTCATTTCCATCAACGTTAGTTCAGGAAAATCATCAGGTATGATACCTTTTGATTTATATTCACTATAAACTTCTTGAATCTTTTGATACCCTCTAGTAACTGTTCTATCTTGTACGTTTGCTGACTGATTGGGGACACCACTTCTTTCTTGTATTCTAAGATTTGTTTTATACATATAAGGTGTAGCTAATAGACCAGCCATTGTAATTTCAGTCATTACATTATATTTGTATGTATAAAATTGTAAGTCCACATCGAAGTTACCCGAACCAGTATTAAATGAAGCACCAAATTTATACAACATCAATGGTAACCTGATTGCTTTACCTAGATACCCCTTTAGTGTTAGATAGAATAAAGGATATGGTAGGTTGAAGAAAACAGCATATGGTGAACTATCACCTGATTCAAATAGAGCTTTACCTCTTATATCAATCATTTTTATTGATATAACTGGTTCAAATGCTGTGTTAATTGTGACACTAATTGACTTTATACCTAATAATCCAGTGTCAGTAGCACCAGGTTTACCACCAGTATTAATTGTTTGTCTTACATAGTAGTCATCACTTTTATTCGGATTTTGAAATTGGTTTTTTATTGGTTGATTAATACCTTGACCTTTCAAAGAATCTTTCCCTGTTATTTCATCAGTCCATTTAGTATTAAGATAATCTTCTCCACCAGGTTGTAGAAAATTAAGAGATGCTACAGATACTGTTTGAATTGCATCATTAGCTGCAACACCCACAGCTAATTTAGTTCTAGGGACTACTTTACACTCTAAGTTAGCATAATAGACCATATTTTCCATCCTGATGTGTCTGTCTTTTGCACGACCATCCTCATCAATAATTTTGTTTGGGTCAACTACTATAATGTTGTTATAGTCAAAATCGACTAATATATTTTCGGGTCTATCTACCATAATAGAAGAAATGATTGTTTAATTGGGATTTGTAATCTTGTAAAGAAGTTACTAACGGATATGGTATTGTCAATATAGAACCATCAGGTATGTTCCATTCTTGTCCACCATATTGTGGATTAGCCATCAAGATTAACCAACCGAAAGTTGGAGAACCATAATATTGTTGTGACACTTTATCCATTCTGGACATCCCAATTTTATAAATGTATCTTTTATCACTACTTTTGTTTGGTAGTTGAATATATGGAACAATCGTTTGTTGTCCGTTTAAAAGAAAATCTGCGTATCTGTTATATGTTTGTCTTGCCATAATTTAACTATTGAATGAAACTTTTCCATCAAATGTTTGAGTATCTTGATTAGTATTAGTGGTACTAAAAACATTTTTTATATTTGTTTCTTGTGTTGCATTAGTATTTTGGTTAGGTATCGTTGTATAATTAAATTTTCTTGTTTTACCTTTAGGATAAAGTTTTTCGTCAGGACTACTTAAGAAATTTTTTAAATATTTATCTTTTCTTAGTTCTTTGAACATTTTTTCCTCTTCCGCTAATTCCTTATCATATTTATTAGCTAACTTATTTACTATCTGTGTAAATTGATTTTTTAAATTTAGTGGGTCTGAAATTTTAAGAAGTTCCCCTTTAATTATACTATTAATAAAACCATCCCTTTTATTTTTATCAGAGAATATTCTTGATATAACCATAAAGAAAAGAAGTTCAGAATTATCTTTAAATAAAGAATCATTCAATGGAAAAATTTCATCTAAACCTTCTTCTGTTGTTATAATTGTATATTTTGCCTCAGTTTCCAATCCTGACAAATAATCATTATAGTCAATCAATGCTTCGTAAACTTTCTCATAATCATAAGATAATTCCTCAGTAGTGTTAGTTGGTTTTGGACTACTTTCCAAACTTGATGCTGTTACTTCTGAAGTACCTGTTAAGTTATAAACTCTCGGTTTATTACCATTCAAAAGTTTTCCATCAGTATTTTCACTTATTAAATTTATTTGTCGTATTAAGTAAACAAAATCTTGTTCAAACTTTATAAACTCTTGTGTTATAGTTGTAATACCATTCTCAAATTCAGATTGAAGTGTTTTAAAATACTCTTTCATATTTTGTTTAACTCCTTTAATTGCTGGTGAATCTAATCCAAATTTTTTAGCATTTAATTCTTCAATAATTATGTTAGCATCATCATCAATATCATCAGTTACATTTTTAAATAAAGTGGCCAATGTTTCACCAACACTAGATGGTGCACCCCAGATTGGTGTATCTTGGTTTGCCCAAGTTGCTCCTTTCATTAAACCAGTCGTATATAATCTTTTTTGATTCACCAATTGTAGAATTCCATAATTATAATTTAGTGTAATCTTTTCTAATGTATTAAGTGTGTTATTGAAATAACCTACACTTTGGTCTATTAATGTGTCCATTACTTTTCCGTATGAGATTTCACCATTTTGACCATTAGGTACTGGTATATTTGTAATAATTTCACCTATAGTTGAACCACCAGGATTTGTCTGTGGTGGTGTTGAATTTTGAGTTGTCGCAGCTTCTTCTCCTGCGGTTAAAGAAGTAATAATTTCTTGGTCTACAACTTTATAACTTTCATCAGTAGGTGTTGCTCTTTCATCATATATTTCTGTGTTAGCATAATAGTTGAATGATAAAGCATTCTGTAATTGTTCTACAGGACCTTTAAGACCCATACCACCAATAATGTCAAATCCCATTTTTACTGAAACTATCATTGGTTGTAATCCAATACCTTCAGGATTCATATCAAATTGACCATCTTTTTCGTATGTAAAACTAACACTTTTAGGTATTATCTTTGTATTGTAAAAATCTCCTATTCTAAGTATTAGAACTGGTGGTGCACCAAATGCAGTATTTTGAGCATCATTGTATCTTGGTTTACCATCAGGACCTATTGTTGGTATCGTTTCACCAGGTTTTGTACATTGATTCAAGAAAGTTAGACGAGCATTTAAGCCTTCAGGTGTCATAGAATGGAAAGCCGGATTGAAATACTTTATTTTTTCAACAATTGAAGTATATACCATAGGATTTTCTTCCTTCAATACTTCAAAATAATCACATTCACTAAATAAGTTTCTCAATATTTTTTTACCAATACCATCTTTAAGTTTTTTAACAATATCTACAGTTGGTTGAACTCTATCTACAGGTCTACTTGATACAACATCAACTTGTTGTGTTTTGACTTCTTTTTGTTCTTCAACATTCGGTTGTTCAATAGTTTCAATATCGGGTACATCAACAACAATTGATTTTATTATAACTCTTCTACAAGCCATTGCATTTACAGAATATACTTGTGATTGAAAAGTGATAGCACCAGTTGTACTTTTAATATCCTCAGTACAATTTACTTCAAAACCTGGTGTACCATCTGCCGATTTGGGAACAACACTTTTAGCTTGTTCACCACTTGCAATTTCTTTAATTATTAGTTTTTTATCATCAATAAATTTTTGTAAATTAGCATCTCCGATTTTAAAAGATTTTAAGAAACTTTCAACTGAATCTATTCTTCTTTGTGACAATTTTTTATTGTAATCAACTGACGCAGTCGCTGAGGCAGCACCCTCCATTTCTATAGTAATAGTTCCTTTTTTATTATTCAATAAATCAAAGGCATCAGTAATAAAATTCTTTTGTCCACTTGAAACTTTTTCATAATTTGTTTTTACAACAGAATCGAAAAACTCGTTGACATTTTTGGCTCTATTACAAAATTCAACATTTTGTTTACAATAAGTTCCACCTGAAGCAAAAGCTGATTCAGCATTCGTTTTATAAGTTTCTTTTTTTGAAATATAACCATCATAAGTACTATTATATGGAATATCACCAGATGATGGAATATCATTGTCAAAATAAAAACCTATACCTAAATAGGCATCAACAAAAGCTTGTTTAGCTGGGTCTGGTGTAGTTTTTTTGACACCCTGAGGTGGAGTAACATTTCCTCCATCTTGTCCTCCAAGTGGTACATTTTCTTTTGATATTTCTGTTATAACTTGACCAAGTTCTTCTTTGGTTAATCTTGGATTATTAATAACCTCTTGGTATGTATATAATTCAGACAATGGTATTGTATTAAATTTTTTAGCTAATTCGTAAATGTCAAATTTTACACAACCTGCAAAAAATGAATCAACTATTGAATCAATTTTTTCTTTAGTTTGACCCTTAAGTTGTTTTTGAACAATTGTGTTCATAACAGAAGGATGGTCGACTATGATTTTCCAATTTACTGAACCACTTCTACTTGATTTTGAGTAAGTATATATAGGTTCAGGTCTACCAATAAAAGTTGTTGCATCGAAGGATACATCAGCACTATCTTCAAATGTTAAATCATAGGGTGGGAACCACATAATTCTACCACCATTAGGTCCTCTTTCACATGCAGGTAAATCATCATATGTAAACCCAGGTTTACTTGATGTTCTCCAAGCAAGATTTTCAATTGAGAACATATATTTTTTAGCAACAACTTGACCTTTTGCATTTGGTTGTAGATTTGTTGAACCAGGATTTTTGAGTGGTGCTATGTTTAAATTATAAGTGTTGTCCAATACAGAATAGTCAAATCTTCTACCTGATTTAGTAATACCATCTGATTTCTGTAAATCACCATAAGTGTAATAAGGTGTATCTTTTGCAAATACCCTACAATATTCAATACCCGCTTCAGCACCAGTAGTGTTATCTCTATATGATAAAACTCTTGAACCTTTTGTTAATTCTTTATATCCATCGTTGAAAACTTTACTAACTTGATTAATTGCATTTCCAACGTGTTTTAATCTCGAAATACCATTAACTAAATCCGCCGAATTAACAAGACGTTGAGTTGCATCTAAAATAGAACTTTCTTTGAATTGTAAATTTGTTGATTCGTTACTTGTATATTGTGAACTTATTAAATTAAATTCCTCATCTTGTGAACCAGTACCACCACCAGGTGTTGCTTTAAAACCAGCATCACTTTTATATTTAGGTGAAACCCACACAAATTGACCATCAATACCTCCACCATCAGATGATGATTTACCAGCCAAACCAAAATTTAATCGACCAATATTTCCTTCATATAAACTACCCAACTCACTAGGTCCATAAACCGGTGTTTGTACTTGTCTTCCGAATGGGTCAATAGGTATTTGTAAAGGTGGTGATGTAATAGTCGATGGTTCAGATGTTCTACTACCCACATAGTAACCACCATTCAAAGTACCATTTTGATTTATTGTACTTTCAGTTTGTGCAAATTGTGAAGTTCTTGTATATTGTGCTCTATATCTATTATAATCAATATTAGCAAATAAAGCTGATTGTTGACCTGTACCAGTGTTATCAATGAAATTCTGTGATGGATTCGTTGTAATATTTAAGGTGAGTGGTAAACCTCCACCTCCAGTTGTTAAATTAGGTACGTTAAGAGCTAATGATATTTGTGTGGATGAACCAGCATTAAAAAGTACAGGGTCAAAATAATCACCAGCAATAGGTGATACAGGAAAATATGCACCCCCCAAACTTTGTATAAATGGTGATTCATTAGTTGGTGTTGTTGGTACTGTAATAGTCCAATTTTTAGACCTCAAGGGTTCTTTACCCGCAATAATTAAAGAAATATCAAAAGGGTCACTTGTTGTATCAAGAGTCAAAGTGCCTTGTGTATTTCTTCTTGTATCAGCATCAACTCTGTCCTGAAAAAGTTTTTTTAAAGTTTGAGCCCCAAGCTTAGCTAAATATGAATCTTGTGATAATAATCCACTATCACCAGCGGGGTCAGGAGAAATTAGAATCTGATATGGACTATAGGAAGAGGGTACAAAAGTTGGGGGATTCCAATATGGTGTATATAACTTATTATTGTTTTGTATGTTATCAATAATAACCATATCATTGAATCCTCCCACAGGACCATATCTGTTTTCGATATATGCTGCGTCAATAAAAAATTCATTAACTAAATCTAGTACTGTGTCGTTTGGACTATATTCACCTTGATTAGAACTATTAATTATTGGTGGGTTATTGTATGTGATTGTATAATTATATCCACCTTCAGGTCCATACTCATTCAACGGATAAAGTTGTCTTACAAATGGATTCTGTGAGATTAAATCATCAGGTGAATTAATAACATTGTAATCACTTAAACTTGTTTCATATGTTCTAGTACCAACAGGTGCTGTATAAACACCAGTCACTGCATAGGGGGGTAAATTCCTATTCAGTAAACTATTTCTAAAACTTGATGTTGATGCAAACGATAATGAACTTTCGGACATAATCTTATTTTAAAATAAATAGATGAATTTTTTTTTTATCATCTACCAAAATTCATATTTTGTTGTGATGGAGTTTGTTTACCTGTTGGGTCTTTGGCCATTTGAGCAATCATTTGAATAAACTCAGGTTTTTTCATAAGTTCATTCAACACTCTTTCGACCTCAGTGGTATTTACACCAGGTGGGGCTGAAAAAGTTACATTTAAATTACCACTATAATTTAAGTTTTGAGTTGTTGGTGCTTGTACTTGTTTTTGTAATTTATCCAAATAACTCATTTCAGTTGTTTTCGGTGTTGTGGTAGTTGCTACTTGAGTTTTAGTTTTTTCATCCTCACCAGTCAAAATACTTCCAACTTTAGATTCTTTATACACAACACTAGCTTTTTCCATTTTTTCCTTAAACATATTGTAAAACTCGTTGGCCATATTACTGCCAGCCTCACCAGCTCCTTTGAAATCACCTTTGAATAAACTTTTAATCAAATCATCTGACTGAGTTCCAATACCTTGTCTAATTCCCTTTTCTGAAAATGTTTCTGTTTTTTCTTTACCTTCTTTATCCTTAGTTGTTCTCTTTAATACTTCGATACCATTTTTATAAATTTCTATCTCAGCCCTACTTAATCTTTCACCACCTTTGGATGCTGCTAAACCATAACCCATAGTGTCTGCAATCATGGCCAACAATATTTCTTGATTTTCTTGGACAGTAAGTTGTTCTTTTGCCAACTCTTCCATCGTTTTAGGTTCTTGGTCTTTCATAAATTTGTCTAAAGCATCTTTGTCTTTAGCAAAAGTTTCCATAGCTTTATCTATTCCCATTTGAGTACCATCAACGGTTAAAGTCATTTCACCACCAGGACCTATTTCTGATAAATTAGCTATGAAGTTTCTTTGTTCTTCGGTAAAAGTAGCAGGAAATTTGATTTTACTTAATTTCATATCAAGTTCCTTAGAACCAACAGCCATCTTTGTTAATTCATCATAACTTATATTTATTTCTTTTGAAATTGCCATCAATTGTCTTTTAGCTCCAGGCATAATTTCAAAACGACCATCTTTATTGATTTGTACAAATTTTTCCGACATTTTGGCCATTTGATTCATTAACTCACCAGGGTCATTCTGTGCCATATCCATCAAACGAAGTGGGTCTAATAATTCAGATTGTGTAACACCTAATCTTTGTAATGCCGCCGACATTTCTATAGCTTTGTCAGGTTCGAATAAACTTTCGGATAATGTAAAAACTTCTTCCATGTTTATTCTTAAAACTTTAGCCTGAGCTACCATTTTAGTTAACCCTTCTATACCACCTTTAAAATTAAATGTATTAAGTTTAGTTAAATTTTTTGCTACCTCATCTGAAACACCCCTAGCATTAACACCCATTTTTCTTGAGATGTCAACTACTTTCTGCATTTGGTCTTGTACACCCATATATGAAACACCAACATCTTTGAATTTTTTTGCCATATCATCAACTTCCAAACCAGTAACCTTAGCTGTTGCTATTAATCCTTTATACGCTTGATTATTTAATATGACATTCCTACCCAAATCAGAGGATATTGAGGTTTGAATTGCTGCTATGTCTGAGAATTTACCTCCCAACTCCTTAACATCACCAACAACATCGGTCATTGCAGCTTTGATGTTAAGAATATTTTCTCTACCAACACCAAAAGATTTTGCGACACCAATTGCAGCACCCTCTACTTCATCAAAAACTTTTTTTAAACTAGCAGGTTTTACATTTGATAATACAGCGTCACCAAAGTTTTCTCCAATTTCCTGAAATTGTTTTTCTATACCACTTAAGAGTGATTTACCATCGTCTCCACCCATATTTAAATTGTTTTATAAATAAATACCACACACCTTTTTTTATTTTTCAGATGTGTGGTATTCTATAATTTTATTGACTAAATATTTTCTTGAGTATGTTGGTAAATTTAAAAAATCGGTATATGATGTATGAAGAAATTTACCCAATAAAAAATACTCATCTAATAATACTTCTCTATACTTAGAAGAAAGGGCGAAAAAATTCAACACCAAAGGTGACCTCCAAATTCACCTGTTCACCTGATGGTGCTCTAACAACTCTTTTTAAATCCAAAGATGGTTCATTTTCTTTTATGAATTTTTTAATAAATTTTGAATCCATAATTGGAAGATTATTTACCATTTGTGAAATTTTTTCTCTATCTGTCTCACCATTAATTTCTACAATATGTTTCATCAATTTCCAAGTAACCCTTGGTGGTGTCATATTAGATGGATAACTTTCAACCATTTTATCTATTTCAATGATTTCACCATAAGTCAGTGGTTTTAATTTCACGTTAGCTTCACTTCTTGGTAACTTTACTAAAAAATGTCCATTTTCATCAGGGGTTGAATTTGGTTTAATAATATTAAGTTCATCTAAAACTATTGTTGCTTCGAATGATTTATTTGTGATTGGGTCATTTAATGTGAGAGTATATTCAGGACCAAAAGATGTATTTCTCAAATAAATTAGAATTGCTTCAACATCACCTTCTAACAATTCTTCAGGTCTAATATCTGTTTCATAAAGTTTACTTCGTATTAAAGTAGTAACAACATTTACATTAGGATTAGAAATTCCCCCTAAAATTATGTTTTCATCATTAGCTGTAAGATAACCAACCTTGACAGATTTCTTTTTATTCTTATAAAAAATACCACCCGATGGTAAAGGAACAACATCGTGTGGTAAGTTAAAATTTTCAGTACCGGCCTTAATTAAATCTGCATTCATATTGTATTTTTACTTTTAAAAATAAAATAACAATAGAAAATTTAAATAGTTCTTATTAATAAACTAAGATACATCTATCCATTCTAAGATTGGCTTGAATCGTTGCTATTTTGTCATCACTATATGATAGACCTTGAAAATCTACATTTGTTAGGAAACACCCCTCTAAAATCCATTTTTCAACAACAACACCCGTTGGGTCTAACATCTCCAAATCAACATTTTTCTTATATCCCGCAGCATACCCCATACGACCTGTTACAGATTCAGCATGAAGACGAACCCATTCCATAAGTGCTTGTGCTGCAGATGGACCGATA